ATTTCCCTGTTTCATCATTTCAGATAAGGATGCATTATCTGAACCTTGTGGATTGTCTTGTCCTGATCCTTGTTCTGTTGCCGTTTCCCAAGGTTGTAATAAAGTGGTACTCGTTTTATTCGCGGCTACTTTCTTTTGATACTCAGCTTCCGTTACATACCCCTTTGGAATAGTAGTTTGAGGTACGTCGTTAATAAATTGAATTGATAACGTTTCTCCTCCTGGTCCTCTGTATTTTTTAGTTTCTGTTCCCGAAGATGTCGTCCTACCTACTGCTGCTGCTGCTGCCGAATTTGTACCAAATAATCCTGCCGCAGTATTACCTGTAGGTTCTGGACCCGATATATTCCTACCCTGAAAAGCTCTAATAGGTGGCGGCGTATCGCCAAGTTCTTCTGCTGTAGGAATACTACCACCTCTATTCATAGTCATACTACTAATACTACTATCATCCGTCATTTCTAAGTCAGCTACTTCAAACGGAGTATCAGGATCAAGCGTAGCAGTATCTGAATTACCCATCTGCCCAATGTCTTCCATTCGAGCAAGACCCTGTTTTGCTTCGTCTCGTAATTTCATGAAGAACTCTAAGCCAAAGTAACGCACAACATCACCAGGAATAACCATTTCACCGGCACTTACTTGTGCAGGTACATCATCTCGTACTTCTTCCTGAAGAGATCCTACTGGTACCGTATTACCGGATACAGGATCAACTGAATTACCCTCATCCATCATGCCGCCGTTATCAAACATTGACATTTGTTCTTGTAAAGCCATAGTTCCACCCCTGTTAAAATTTAATCTTGCTGCTAGTTTACCAGAATAGCTATCTCTAATAGGATCATAACTTCCTTCAATACCAAGTACTCCATCACCATCTGTTAACTTTTTTAACAAAGCAAGACTGTAATTGGTAACTCTAGCATCTTCAAACCGGTTACCTACCTTACCTTCTAACTCTGTTGCTTGCGCTCCTCCGCTAATATCAGTACTAGTTTTTAATGTAAACCCATTCTTTAACGGAACTACTATACCTAGTTTTATTGCTGCACCTAACTGGGCAGCAGTTAGATCTTTTTTACCTTCAGGAGTAGAAACAGGTATACTTCTAACAGACCCCCCTCCATCAGCCGAAACATTTAGTCGAGGACGTTCATCACGATTTTCTTCTATGCGTAAAAATTCTTTGTCAACAAAATCAGGACTTTGTCGCTGCATAACTGTTCCACCCCTATCAAATGCTTCTCTATCTGTTTTTTCACCTAGCGAAGGTTACTTTGCTTTTACTTACTGCCATTAACATGATCCCGAAGATTTACAATCTTATGCAAAGCATTAATAGCACCTTGTGCTCTATGCACTGCCATTATATCGGTAGCCTGTTCAAGTGTACGTCTTTGCATTTCTATTTCTAAACCTACATAACTACTGAAGTGTTGCCACTGGCGGTGGCTGCTGACCAGGGGCTTGAGCTTGCGGAGGAGTTCCCCCTGCATTTCCTGTAAACCCTTGCTCTCCTGGTACGGGTGCTTGTCCTGTTCCAATCGTTCCGTCTCCTGTTCCTGCTGTGTCCATCGGGTTAGCTCCTGCTGGTCCCGGTGGTTGTTGTTGTTGTGGTTGATCTGCTTGTAAGCCTTTCATGACTTCAGCTTGGATAGCAGCTTCATCCATGTTATTAGTAACCTTATCAGGATCAAGATCCAAACTCTTGGCAATTTCCCTGATTATGTATTGAAATTTAGAGAAGGGTGCTAAAGAAGGATTGCTTGTAATAGACAAGAATTGCATCAATCGTTGGCTACGCACTTCATTAGCCATCAAGCTCTCTGTTCCACCTGCCTTAACTTCAAGATCTCCGCGAATAGAAGGATCAAAGTTAAATTGCATATTGAATTGAAACAAACCTTCGCCCAATGGTCGAAGAAGGTAATCGTCTACATTTTTAATGACAGTTTTAACTCCACCCGCAGCAGCCCCCATTAACATTGATATACCGCTAGCAGTCCTACCTACACCCGTGATTCCAGTTTGTCCATAAGAAAAAGATGGCAAACCAGTACTTTCATCTGCAAGCTGCCTAGCTTTGTCAAACATCATCATGTTCTCACTAGAAACGTTAGGATATTTAGTACCAAAGATTGCTTGTCCTGGTGCGCCACCTTGCCTACGGAATACCTTACCAGGATAAACAGTAAGGTCCTGTCCTGGTACAAGATTAGTTTCATCTACTTCAATAAGTAAGTTGCCTGACAGTACCGCATTGTCAACAGACATTCGCATAAAGCCATTCATAAGAGTTTGTGTATCATCCATATTTTCAGCAATACCAATGCCGAAGAAGCTATACGGATTCAACTCATATGGCGCAGCTACATATGGAATACGTTGTGGCTTAAACGGATTAAGTACAACACGAAGTAGATTATTATTGCAAATCCAAATATTAGCACCAACTTCATCTACCTCTTTAAATGAAGCAGGAAGATCAACACCAAATTCTTTTAACAAAGATGTATCAATAGCTCCCCAATATTCTAGAACTTCAAAACGATACACATCTTGCTCACGCGCGTAATCTTCAAGATCATGTTCCCAATACTTTTTATTATAGCTCTCTCCGATGGTAATAACTTTCTCAATAATATCTTCTCGGAAGAAAGGTCTCTTTTTTAGATCACGCATTTGCGACCGGGACATCTTGTGCCGTTCCACAACAAATCTTGCATCGTCCATGCTATTAGCATCAGGATCAGGAAAGAAGTTCCACACAGATACATGATCTACTTGAGGTACTGTTTTTATAGTAGGACTATACACACCATCTTCATCCCAGTTAGGGTATTCTTTATCAATAGCAAATGGACCCTTCATAATCCCGGTGCCAAACAAAGACATTTCAAATGCAGTACTACGCAAGTGCTTAGTAGCACCAGATTCCTGAAGTTGATCGTGAATTAACTTTTCCATCTTTTTAGCTGCGATAGCAGCAGGACTAAGTGTAATAGAGCTTGGTGTTTTACCCTGCCCTTCTTTAATATTTTCTATACCAACAAGTTTTTTTGCTGTAGCTCCTAATCGTTCTATAAGAGTATCTTGTGTAGCTCCAGGTGGAAGTTCTTCTCCGTCACCAGAAAAACCGTACGGATTTTCTTTACGTAACTCACGTACCTGCTCTGGCTCTGCTGGATCAAAGTGTACATTTTCAGCAATTCCTTCTGGTATTATCGTGGGGTCAACAGAAATAGGAAATTTATTAGCCGCAAGAAGAACTTCGACAACCTGACCATATGCAGCTAGCGTTTTTGTTTTAGTGACTTTAATAAATACTCTAGACTTTTCTGTTTCTGTAAATTGGACATCAGGACTGTAGATACCTCGATAGTTACGATACGCTTGTAACCAGCGTTGCTCGTCACTGTATCTATAATCTTCTGCTTTACCAAAATTATCTTTAACGTATTCAATAATAGCAGTAGCCGCTGGCGTATCAGAAAAATCATCTTTTTGATCTTCCAGAAAAACAGATTCAGCATCGAATGTGGCATCATCAGTCATGTAAAACTTCCTTAATATCCAAAGGTTGCATCTGCTACTGGCACACCATTAGTGGCACGGGCTGTTGCAGGATCGTAATCAAATATACTAAAGCGTGGTCTAGACATTATACCGTATCGCAAGGCATCATACAAGTGATCTTCTGCATTAGTATTAATATCCTCCGGGTTCTTCTTATCTAACGGCAGCGCAGGTATTTGCGAAATTAAATTTGTACAAGTATTAAAGAATACCATACGTGGCTCTTCTGTAAACTCGTCAACCTGCAAGCGCCGATGCACTTCGTTCTTACCTGCTACTCTACTACCTTTACTTCTATCCGAAGGTCGCCACCTGCATCCTCTAGAAACCATTTGCTCTGCTAGCGATGGCCCCGTATCCCCACGTTTGTGCCACAAAGAACTATCAAGTACACCATACCTAATTGTGCCATCGTCAGCTTCTAGTGCTAGCACTCTGTCAGCTAAATCTGTAGCAAGTACTTTTGACACATACAATTCTCTGTACACTACAAGTTGTTCGTCAGGGCTAACCGCAAACCAAATAACACCACTGTAAGAACCATAGCCATAGTCACATGCTCTAAACCTAACCCAGTTATTAGGTATTTTAAAAGGTTCTACAACGTGTATGTTTCTGTTAAACTCAGTAAAGGCTGCACCTTCCTTGATATCCCAGTCGCCGTCTAGTAACTGTTTCCTTTGTTGCTCTGGCAGTGATAGAAGCATTGCTTCGTAGTCATCTGTGTTGGTAAGGTAAGGATTGTCAGCCAGTCTTGCGGGTATAAACTTCCTTCTAAATAGCGCCTTACCTGCTTTTGCATGACCAGAGGGAAAAGTGAGTACCTCTCCTGATTCAATGTCCGTAGCCTTAAAGTTTTTATTGTAAGGAGCAGGATCGATAAACATTTTCTTAACCCAACCATGCCCAGGTCCTCCAGGGTTTGTGGTTGCTCGCATGTAGATAGGCAAATCTATAGCAGTAGAACGCAATCGACTTCGCATGTAGTTCCAGGCGTAAGGTGATGCCCATTGTGTTAACTCATCAAAGCCAATCCAACTAAAAGCCAATCCTTGGTAACGCATTACGTCTTCATCTCTATCGAGATAGGACATCCATAGTCTAGCACCTGAAGGTGCCGTCCATTGCATCTTCCGTTCAGACCATTTAATCCCTGGCACGGCCCGTGGGTACAATTCCTGGGATTTAAATATCAATTCTCTTAGTTCTTCTGTAGTATGTCTTAAAAGTAGGCCACTAAATTCAGGATGATTGAAGTAATTTAGTGGATCAGCCAACATCGCAAAACTTTTACCACCACCAGCACTTCCCCCATACAATACTTCTCTTTCGCTGGCAGCTAGGAACTCTTCTTGTGGGCCAGGATTAGGTGAAAATACAACATTGTACGTTTGCTGTAGTTCTTCAACTGCTGCTTGGTACTCCTTCGTTACCTCCGTCTTTTTTTGCTCCAATTCTACGGGCTTCGAGCTTTTCTGCCGTGTTGATCGCTTTTTCCGCATAACTTGCCCAGAGGCGGAGGCTTCTAGCTTTGTCTTTACGCTGCTTTTCATGCTTTACTCTTTTTTGCAGTCCTAAATGTGATATGTAACGCCCGGAATTTGTGGAAAGCCATGCCGAAACTTCTCGGAGGGAATACTGCTTGAGGTATCCCCTAGCTTTTTCAAGCAAGTCCAACTCCAACGGCACAGGTTGGAGAATATATGGGTCTCCGTCGTCGGATATATACCCAAAGGGAATTGTACGTGCAATTCGTGGTACAGGCGACCAATCATTTTCTTCCTTTATATCGGTTGGTTGAGGTAATTTCCATTGTCCTAGGCTTTTGTTAGTCATCTTCTTCTACAACAGGGTTCTTAGGTGGTAGTAGCACTACGCTACCGGTAGCTTCCACCTGAAGTTTCTCTGTTTTAACCAAACCAATGCGATCTAGCACTTCCCTAGCAGCGGCCATCTTATCCTTTATACCTAGTTGTGTAGGATCTGTCAAGGCACTAGCTAATGCTACAGCAGCTTTAGGTGCATTACGTGCCATGTAGTGCTGCGTAGCTTTGAGTATCTCTTCTCGTAAGCTATTTACGATATCAGAAGTAGAAGCACCATGGGCATATCCTGCGAGTTTCCTTGCAGCTACAGGATCACCATCTGCTTCTTCAAATAGTACATCGAGAAACTTCTGTTGGTTTTCAGTTAGCTTTCGCATTATCCTGCTTTCATTAAATCTGCTAGCTCAGTAGCTCTACCCTTTACTTGCCGTGCCCACTTGCTGTCTAGCATCTCATGTGAGGCAGTAGTAAAGTCTTTTTCGTGTACCTCTGCCCACATCTTACGAAACTTACACAGACGAGGAACACCAAGATTAAATGCCATGTTAAGAAGTACGATTATTCTGTTGTCACTTAAAAATTCCACACAAGGATGAGCTTCAAGCAACTCTCGTTCAACGATAGAAATATCATTTTCGAGTAAATGTCTAGCGCCATCTTCTGTTATTCCTTCAGCATACACGTCTATTATGTCATAGTATCCTAGGTAGGTCAACTCTTTATCTGTGATACCACGATGCTG